TAGCAGCTTCCGTAGAACCTTCAAAAAGATTTTGAACTTTATCTAGATGATTGACATGAGACTCTTGAATAGGTCTGACTTGTCTTACGTATCCTATTAAACTCATCGCTGACTCCATTTTTGTATATGTGAGTATTTATAAGTTTAGAGTATTACCTTTTAATCTATTTGTCAAGGGTAAACTTAGTGGTGATTAAATATTTTCTTTGGGGGTTGACGATGACATTAAGTAGACGCAATGTGCCAAGATTGAGTAATATACGTGTTCTTTTTTTCCTATCATCTATCGTAAACTCTACATCTTTATAAACTGCTCCAGCAAATTCTATATCAAGATGAACAGTGTATCTTTCTTCAGAATAATCACGAAGCCCCCCAAGATTAACTTTTTTAACCCTTACTAGAGGCTTCTTTACTCGTTTACCTAAACAAGTCCAGTGAACCATCTTACCCTTTAACTCTATGTCATCACCATGAATAACTGGTAATGAAGAGTTTCCAGTATCAAATTTAGAAATAATAGGCCCATACGGTTCTACATTTAAAACTTCTAAAAATCCACATTCTGTTGGAACGGTATATCTTAAATCTGGGTTATCAAAATATTTTATAACTTCCTTAACGATATTCTTCTTATTAGCTTCTTCAATACCTTCAGTGCCCGGCGAACTATTTATTTCCAGAATATACGGTGGGTCTTTCTTTGTATTTTCTGATGGGATAAAATCAACAGCAGTAAACAAACCACCGATTGCTTTGGCAGCCAGAAGACATTGTTCAATTTCAAGATCAGATAACTCGTAAGTTTTAATTTTAGCACCCTGAGAATAATTGCTTCTAAAGTCTCCCTCCAAAACATCTCTCTGCATCGTTGCAATAATCTTACCACCCAACACCAATACACGAACATCAAAGTCTGTTTTGATGTATTCTTGAATTAGAATATCTGTTGATTTATCTTGTTTGAATAACAATTGTACCAGAGAATTTAGGCCTCTTTCTGATTCTATGAATAGAACACCAACACCTTTAGACCCTCTTAAAGTTTTCATGATAATGGGAAACTTAGTATCTAGATTTTTAAATGCCGTTTTAATCCCATCTTCATTTGGAATTAAAACAGTTTTGGGTTGTGTTAATCCAAAGTCCTGTAGTCGTAGATACGTGCGATATTTGTCACTAGCAAGTTCCATACAATCTCTACTATTAACCACACAATAACCAGCTTTTTCTAATTGTGATACTAAGTCAAGCCAACTATCTCTTTCTGGTGTTCCTCTAACAAAAATAACGGTATCACTAACGTGAATTTCAAAACCCTTATCATCATCAGATTTATGTACTGTCCGAACACCATTTTCAAATTTTGTATAAGTACCATCCATGCCAGCAACGTAAATAGGATATCCAAGCTTAGTAGCTTCTTCTTCCATTCGTTTAGCAGTAATAGCCTTATCGCCTTTTTCAGCCGAGATGACTAGGACACGATACTTCTCATCTTTTTGTTCTGTGATAAAGGACTTAAACTGTTCCATCATACTCTACAAATTTTGCTATCATTGACACTTGAGCATCAACTCGTTTGTTTATACTTGTATTTATTACTGGTGTTTCTGTAGTTATAGAAAATGGAGCACCTAATTCTGCACAATAATTTGCCAAGGTTTCTGATTCTTCAAGTTTCATATCATGTACTCTTCTAACACCATCATCGGAGTCACTCCTAATCTTAAAATTATCATTAAGAATTTCTAAGAGACTCTCTACTAACTTATCATTATTTTTCCAAACCAGCAAATAGCTTTCATCTCTATATGGGTCTTCATGACACGCAAGAAATCCACCAGAACACATTTTTTTAAGTTCATTGGAGTTTACTAACTTTTCCATTTCATATGAAGGATCGTATGGTATTTTATGATTTACATTTAGACCAGAATTATCAAAGTGTGTTTTATTGACATAAGACTCTTGCGATAAAATTGGTATAAAGATTATATTTGATGGAGATTTATTAGATTGAACCCATTTTAATAATGCGATAGGGCCAGCTGGTTCATCACCTTGCAAACCAGATGTTATAAGTTTAGTTGGTTTGTTAGTTTCTTTTATTGGAAAAAATACGTCAATATCTCCTATTTTATTTTTAACATGAGTATCTTTTACTGCTTGAGAAAATTTGTTTACGTATTCCATGTAAGGGGTTAGATTAATTGGATATAATCTAGTGGTTATGAGATTTTCATCCACACTTTCTATTTTATCTTTGCCTATGTTTATTTTTACAACCATACCTTTAGAAGTATTTGGTAGAGATTGATATGCCATAAAATTTCCAAGTGAATAAGCAACATATGTGTCATTCTTTTTGTCCCAAAAAGAAGGCTGCACTACATGAGGATGAGCACCTATAACTATATCAGCTCCTTTTAAAAAACAAAATTCTTTTAGTGAAACTTGATTTTCATTTGGCTCTATTTTATACTGATCTCCCCAATGAAAAAATATCACAACCTTATCAGAATTTTTTTTAGCTTCATTTATATCTAAACCTATTTTTTTAAAATTTATATTTTTAGGATGAAGGTCAAACTCTGGTATGTCTGACTCATCACCAATAAAATTTACAACGTGTGGTTTTGGTTGTCTCATATTTTCAACACCGTATGTATAGTTTAGTATTGATACTGTGATGCCGTTTTTTTCAAGAAAAAGTGGGGATATATTTTCATTATTTTTAAATGTGCCAGTGTGCTTTATATCATACCTGTCTAAAACATCAATTGTTCTTACTACCCCTTGCGTACCCATATCTGTAGAGTGATTGTTAGCAGTAACTAAACAATTTATACCAGAGTTAATTAAGTTATAAGCTAGTTTATCGGGAGAATTGAATGGTTTTGTGCCTGAAGGAAGACCTTTACCAAACACTGTCTCTAAATTGCCAACACAAAAATCAACAGACTTTAAATCTTTTTTTATATATTTTAAAAACTTCTCATAATCATATTCTTCTCCATTCCATGCTTTTTTTAATTGCATTTCATGCTGCATGATATCACCAAGAAACATTATTGAAAGACTAGTCTTTTCTGGTTGTTCGTTCAAAAATGACTTGAATTGCTCCATTAAACTTCTTTCTTTTTACCTATATTATATTTCGGTTCTAATATCCATTCAGACTTAGCCGAAAAAGAAATTACCTTTATTTGACTGAGAGGTGCTTGTTCTCCAATTTCATCTATGATTTCTACAAGGCCCCAATCTTTGAGCAATTTAGCAATAGTGTTACGTCTAGCAATATCATTTACTGATATGTTTGTTTCTTTACCATCCAACGCAAACAACTCTTTAAAATGACAGCAATAGTATCTACCCTGTTTGTGTAGAATGTGTACGGATTGCCAGAGCTTACGTTCTTTTCTAGATGCAACACCAATACGTGTTAGTGTTTCTCTTACTTTAAGGAAATCATCTGGTTCCTTTAAACCCACTTCGAGCATTTGCTCCTGTGTCCAATTAACTTGTTCCATGTCTTCCACCTTTATTTAATTTTTTCTTTATGGCAGAAATCTGTTCATCATTAAGTATTTCTAGAGCGGTTTTAGCTTTATCATTACTATATCCATAATACTCTTTAACATACTCTAAATTATCTAATTTCTTCGCCTTCATCCAAGGAGTAAATCTTTTTCTTGGTCTTAGACTATTTATCAAAAAATCAAACTGAAGTTTCTTATCTAGGTGTGGTAGTTGGTTCATTTCATTAACTAATTGTATAGTATCGGGAAATGGAGATAAACACTTATTGACAATGAATGGAGGGTATTTCTTTTCCCACTCTTCATCATCACCATCCATAAGTTTTTCTTTAGATTGATTTATGGCTTTAAGATAGTCTTTGAGCTCATACATTAATCAGCAAACCCTTCACCCTTACAGAAGTGCGATAGACGATGACGAAATACTACCCACCATAGAACAACCCAATTGTCTGCTGTATACTTTCCATTTTTAACTTTTAATTCATACATTATTATTCACTTTCGTACATTTGAATACTACACACGTTCTTAATTGATAACACTCTCTAGATACTGGCATTGCAGAATGTAAGAGAGGTGCATCAAATACAACTAAACGATTACCTTTGTATTCTATTAATTCACCATCTATATATGTTCCACCACCATACTCTAGTTTCCAATCGAGTCTTGGATAATATATCATAGTAAAGTCACCATCATCAGTATGAAAGTGTGGTTCAATACCATGAGTGTGAGCATTCATATAGATTCTAAGATAAGTATCAACATCATATTTTTCTGTAAACTTATACTTATGCATTGCAGTTTGAAATATACTATGAGCCCAATCAAATCCAGATTCTGTACATTCTTCTTCGTTATGTCCACAAAGAATATGCCAGTGTTTGTTTGGTGCTTTTGGTTGAGAGGAATAGTCATACTTCCAAGATAGTTGTTTAATAGCATCATCAACTAATATAGAATTATG